ATTGGTCGTTTTCATTGACCAATGTCAGCACGCCTCCTACATGTCGAATGCTTGTGACAGCCCCTTTGCACGCCTTGAGGAAAGCGTTCACCTTGTCAAGTTGAGGGATGAACACATCACCCATGTTGTATGTATCTCCCATGTTCACAACGATTGATTTGTGAACATAGTGGGTATCAACATCAGCCCAACCTGTCAACTTCATGTCTTTGATTTGACAGAAGAGGTCATTGACGCCTTCACCGAAGCCGGAAATAAACCCGCGCAACAAATCTGTGTTGAAACTCGCTTGAGCCAGCGTCATTCGTATGCCTCCCCATTCAGCGTCATGTAAATCGCAATGCAATCTTCGCAAATAGGCGCATCGGAGTCGTCACCCACAGATGCGTAGTCGCCTATCGCTCCGCAGAGTCTTGGTTTCAGTAGTCCTTTAATGTGAATCACCTTTTGTTTCTTCATCTTTTTCACCTCTCGGTACATATCGCAAACACACGCAGTCGTAAAAGAAAATGACTTCTTCTCCTTCCTTCATCATGCGTTCTTGGACCGCGCCACCGCCTGCACATTGCGTGCATTTCGGGTCGGGGACCACTTGCCAGTCAATGAAAATGCAATCGCATGGGTGGTTGACGAACTCAACATCAACACACTCCCCTTCGTAGTTCCGAACGGGTTGTTCAATGATGTATTCACCAGTACCTCCACAGGCATTGCAGTCGGGGTTCGCTTCGTAGCACGGATTGTCTTCAAGACTTCTCCCTGTGGCATTGTTGTGCGCAGGTGTCCCTGTGGTTTTCCAAGCCATCAAACTTCACCCTCTCGTAGTTCCGGTAGTCCAAACCACTGAGGCGCTTCGTCCTTCTTCGTCACCATGATGGTGCGTCGTTGGTCAAGCAAGTTAGGGTTGGTCTTGATTTTAACGAACTCAACTTCGTAGCGTGTCTCACCTGTTGGTGAGTTATCTTCACCGCGCACTTTCTTCTTGTGGAAGTAGAGGATTTGGTTGAGGTAGTTCGCAGTGTGCTTTTCCCATGATGGTTTCTTACCAATCACATTGCCACTCTTGTCTTGCAGTTCCTTGAAGTGAGTCTCAAAGTAAACATTCACGCCGAGGGACATGAGCGTCCGAGCGATGGTGGTGAGTTGGTGGAAACGCGTAGTACGAATCTGCCAGTTGAAGCGGAGTCCGACTTGCTCATGAGGCTTAACCTTCGCACCAATGCCATCGGGTGCAGTACCCAAGTCTTCGATGAACATGCAGTTCTTAGCGACTTCATCCCAAAGGTCAACCGCAGTGATAAGCACTGAGTGAAGACGAGGTTTGTCTCCGGGGCGTGCGGCCCAATCAACAAGCGTCTGTCCAATTTTCATCACGCGTCGGTGAGTTGCAGGATAGTCGATGGCTTCACGAATGTCACCATCAGCGTCAGTTTGTTGGAACATGACATTCGGACTGAGGCAACGGATGTTCTTGGCATGCTCGCGATGATGTGTGACGCGGGTGGTTTGTCCGCCACCATCAAAGTCCAACACGAAGATAACATCCCCGCGCTTCTTATCTTCTTCACTCATGCTGTCGAGTACGATGCCTGTCTTACCAACACCTTCGGGACCGATAAGGCCCATGAAAATTTGACTCGTAGGCACTTCGTCACCAGCGTTGACGATTTCGTCCCACACGGATTTAGCAATAGGTTGCTTGACGGGCGTGGTAGGGGCTTCAATCATCTCCCCGGTAGTCGGGTCAAATGGTGCGTCGGTTGTATGTTGGGGTCCAACCTTTGGGTGTGTCAGTCGGGCTTGGTTTTTCAAATCTTTTAGGTTAGGCATGTTATTCACTCTCCGTATTGGGTAAGGTTTGTGTCGCCGCCTTCACCAGCAGGGATAGCGAGGCGTGGGACTGCGTAAACACCGAAGGTCTTGATTGCAGGTTCGGGTCCGTCATCAGTGACGCGCACACTCAATCGTCCGAAGACAATGACCGTGGACTTCACTGCGTATGGTTTCCATCCTTCATCGGTGGCGTAATCAAACGGGTGTCCGTCATCGCCAAGCACTCCGTGGATGTAGCAAGGTAGGTTCTGTCGGCGGCTTCCGTTGAATGTGCGCATGAGGTCAAAGGATGACAACGACATTGAGTAGTCGTGACCAATCGGGTCCCACTCAGTCTCGCGTGCTTCCTTTCGCATGTCACTGACTTTGCCTCTTACGAAGACAAGAGGTCCGACAGGGTTGTATCCGGGGACAATTTCTTGTCGCGTCTCAAAGACTTCGGCAAGTGATGAAATGTCCTTGATGTAAGCATGGAGTCCGGGGACAAGTCTGTCCGGTCGGATAACATCACGAATCTCTTCTTCAACAAACTCGTTGCCGTAAGTGAAAGATGCAGGTAGTGGGTAAGCAGTGTAGGAATCAGCCCACTCCGGCTTGACATTCGCGCTTTGAGGTCGCACTTTGAGTGTACCTTCTTGGAACAGTTGAGGGATGAACCACTCATCGGGGTTCTTGGAAGTCACGCTGATGCGCAATATTCTTTGTTCGTTCAAGTAGTTGTCCTTGTCATTACCGAGGAAGTAGTAAGTTCGTTGGTGTCGGTAAGGTGTGATTGGCTCACCGTAGCGGGACCACTGTTGGTTGTTTTGAAGGATGGCGATGCTCAGTCCGTGTTCTTCAAAGAGGAACCACGGCTTGATACCGGATGATTCTTCGGTAGCCTTCGGTCCATCGACTCCCTCAAGCATCCACACACCGCTCTCGGTGTATGCGCGGGCCACAAGTCCATCTGCAACGGCCCCGTCAAGGTCATTCAATGCGGCTTGCACAGCAGGTCCGCGCTTTCGTTCTTGGCTGTCACGGACCTTCGGGTCAACACCGATGAAGTATCCGACGAGTTCAACTGCGTTGTTGGTTCCGCCACTCATGACGCGTCGCTCAACCACGAAGGTTTCTGCGGCATCAATCATGAAGTCGTCTTCTTCATCTTCGGGGTTGTCAACACCGAGTTCGTTCTTGAGGTAGGTGAAGAAATCACCTGTCGCGTCATCAAGACTCTTTCCGTTCTTCTCAGCCCACCACTTAAGGCGTTCTTCCACATCGCTGTGGAGGCTGTTGTTGTTTTTGGCTTCAGTTTGGTTTAGGTTTGGCATGTTTAGTCCTCCTTGTTTTTGTTTTGGTTTTTTGTGTGTAAGGTCGCTACGAAGTAGTCAATAAATGACTCACTTCCGAGGTCCCATTGGTTCATCTTCAAGACGAAATCTCCCCACACAGAGAAGAAGGTATATAGTTGTTCCGAGGTCATCCCTACGGTTTTCACATATTCGTGAATGCGACGCATGATGTATTGATGGGAAGAGCCTTCCCTTAGCATATTCAGCATGGTTCTGTGGGCAGACTCCCACTCATTTGCGGCCAAGTCGAGAGCCAATGAATCTAAATCATCTTGTTCTTCGGGGAACAATTCAAGTCCACTTAGAAGATGATTACCAATAGCGCGAAGGTCCCCACCGAACTGTGAATGCAGTACCTCGGCGCTGACCGTAGGTGAAATGCCTTGTCTAATAATCAAGTGTTCAATATACGCGCGTACATGTTTTACTTCGTATGGTCGGAATTTGAACATGACGCATCGTGATTTGATAGCAGGAATAATCTTGCTTTGGTCGTTGCAAGTTAGTATCCACCAACAGTTGCTCTTCTCCATGATGCGCTTCAATGAATCTTGCGCAGGCTTGGTAAGACCGTCAGCCTCATCGAGTAAAATCAGTCGCCCACCATCCCAAAGGTTGGTCGCTTGAGCAACTCGCTTCAACTTGTTTCGGATAAATTCAATACCGCGCTCATCACTTGCGTTGTATTCAAAGACTTGCAGTCCGAGATATTCTGCTATAATGTAAGCGGCGCTTGTCTTTCCGAGTCCCGGCGCTCCGTGCAACAGGAGGTTTTGGGGGCTATCAGTATCCCACTCGTCAAGGTAAAACAAGGGCATGTGTGGTTCGTTTGCTCCGATAAAATCGGTTAATTTTCGGCAGGTGAGTTTCATTTTTCTTCCTCGAAATCACTTGCATATTCCGCGTCGCCTTATAAAGGGGGGGTCCAGCGACCACTCTTTCTCGATATTATCTTATTATTATTATAAGAATAATAGTATTACTTTCTTTATTAGAATGATAATAGAATAGTGATAATTGAAACACCAATGCGTCAATAGTCAATCTTCTCTATCTAACAGGTCGATGATTTCAGCAATCTCTTTGTGGGTAGGAGCACGCCCTTTGAAATCCATGAGCCTCACCATCTTCACCATGTTCTTCAAGTCATACACATGCTGTTTGACGGGTGACAGTATGCGGATGATGTGCCGTATCAATTCGGCATCCTTGAGGATTCGTGCATTGATACCCTGCGTGGCGAGCCACATGTTGAGGGCGGGTTCGTCCTTTCGGCTAACCAAGACGCGCCTCTCTACGCGGTAACCAATTCGTGTTTTCGGAGAGAAGTGAACGCTTAGTTGGAACCGACATTCTCTCGCCAGCCAACCGAGAAAGAAAGCGTCTTCATCCATTCGGCTCACTTCTCCATCAAGTCACCAATCTGCATGGCATCCGACTGACCAAGCGTCGTGTCTATTCGTGCAAGATACGGAGCGCGCATCTTCTTAGTTTCCTCATCATACCCAAGAGAGTGGAAGATACCAATCATCCCCTCATCAATATCCATCATACCTTGCGCCTCGTAAAGACGAACCAACTTGTCGGGTATGTCATCCGCTTTCACATAGGCGTAACCCACAGGGAATGGGTCGAAGCCGTCGAGCGCGGCGAGTTTAATTCGTATGCCTTCGCCTTCACGAAAGCCTCCAAGTATCAGTAGCGGTATGTCAAATGTTCTTCTCGGCACAATAAATCCTCCAACAGCCCCACTGTGATAGTAGGGTCGTTCACCATCCAAGAGGCGCAAGGTTTCACCATCCTCTAAATGCTGAACGAGTGCTCTCAAGTGGGCGCGGTCTTCTACCTTCTTAGGATTCGTGGCCCGCGCGGTTCTGTTATCCTTCCATAGATTCGGCTCACCCTCACGGTACAGCCATTCTACGATGTTCCCCTGTTCATCCATCTCACACACGCAATCGTCTTCACCCTCAATGAGAGGGGCGCGCGCGATACGAAGTCCTTGACGGTCATACGAGTATAGCCTTCGGCTCCGCCTGTGTACGAAGTAGTTTTTTCCTCGGACGATTTCGTAGTGTGTTTCTTTGAAGGGTAGTGACCATTTATTCCAGCGAGAATAGTTGGGCGCTTGGAAGGGATAGGTTGGTTGAATGGCATACTCAGTCGGGAGTGTGTTGTTTATGGCGCGTTGGATAACTTCGCCCGTCGGCATGAGCGCACGCATTTGTTGAAGATGATTCGTGTCGTAAGGTGTGGTGAGCGCTACGGCTCTCATGATAGGGCGTTTGTTCAACGCGCTCCGACCAAAACAGAAACCCCAAAAAAGCATCGCACTCAATTGCGACATTGACTGGAATAGAATGTCAGCGTTCATTTCATTCTTCAAAATCATATCCTTGAACTCAATGGCTTGTCGAAGCGTTATTGATTCGGCTACCTCAGCGGGAGATTCGGATGCAAGAAGCGTAGGCATTTCTTGTTCGTCCATGAGCGCTTCGTATTCTTCGGGGAACAACCCATACGATTCGGCTAACATGGAGACAACATGGTGAGGTTTGATTGAACTTCGTGGACTTGCGCAACACAGTGTGATAATATCGTGCGCATCCGATTCGTGTTTCGTGAAAAGGTCGGAGAGTATTTTCGGGTGCTTTGGTTCTGTTTGATGCGCCGCAACAACATTCGCCAAAGCCTCGAACTTCACTCTTCCTCATCCCCGCGCTCATTCGTGCGGAAGATTAGACCCCTCAAGTGTGGAGGCACTGCACGCCCGTTCCAGTTGGATGGCATGATAACGACTGACGCGTCTTCAAGTTCCTTCATCATCGTGCCGCTGTCTGCTATCTCTATGATTTCACCGCGCTCAAGAACATTCATCCCATCCATAGAGAAGAACAATTCGTCACCGGCAATGAGGTGAAAGTCCATAGGCGCTAACTCCTGCTCGTCATCTTCGTGTTTAACCAGCACGCGCCATTCACCGTTCTCCAACTCGCGCCATTCAGCATTCTCCAAATCAAAATCAACAAGCGGTATGCCACTCTCTTCGTGTACCCATTGTTTCGCAGTATCTTGCGCGGCTTGCATTGGGTCATCGACAACCTCAACTCCATCTGCATTCAGTGTGATTCCGATTTCAAGACACACTTTACCGATGCGCTCAAGAGGAAGGATGGAAGACGGGGTGGCTTTAGTGATGCGAAAACCATCCTCTTCTTTGACGAGGACTGCATCAGCGATGCCCCATGTATCTCCTACTTGCATTCGTTCGTAGTGGTCTTTCGTCCATTCAATGTCTTCTGCCGTAGGCTCCCAACTATCTTCAATCATATCTCTTCACCTTTGAACCACCGAAACTTGTTGCAACAACGCGCGGGGATAATGATATACTCTTTCTTGTCAGTGAATAAAGCGATTTGATGTGGGTCGATTCCTTCACCGCAGGAGCATACGATGGCATCGGAGAGTAGGTGGGACGCATAGTCGAATCCTTCGATTGAATAGTGAATACCATTGTCGGGATTCCTAATCGTCGCGTTCTTGACAGGTACACCGTCAGCCATCGGATGCTTAAGGAAGCCATCCTCTCCAAAATGGCGCGTGCCTAACTGGTAACGGGGCATTATTCACCCCCAAGAGGGACAACCTATTTATCCTTGCGGAAAAGCGGCGAGCGCTACATCAAAGGTTTGACCCGTAAAATCGCACACAATCTCAATCTTGTGGAAGATACCATGAGTCGCGGTTCTGTAAATCAACATGTCAACAAGCGCGTCGGGATGTCCACCACATGGACAGTGAGCGTAAGGCACGATGATAACATCAAGCGGTTCTTGAGGCGCGGGCATCATTCTTCCTCATCCTCCTTCTTCTTTCCATTAGGTAAAGCAAGTTCGGGGTGCAGTCGATTGAAGTTGTTCACGCCGAGCATTGTCGCGTGTGTCATCATTTGAAAGATGTTGTAATCTCTAAATGGATGGAAGGAAGCAAGCGAGTCTCTATACTCGCGCCTGTCAAGTTCTGCTTTCATCGCACAGACTCTTGTGATTTGCTTGCGTAACGACGCTAAGTGTTTGTGTGCAAGGCTTCTCAGTATGCGGTCCGGCAAGTCTTCCAGCAGGACAAACCTGCCGTTCTTTAACTGCACAGTGTATGGTGCTGACGGAATGCTCTCTTCCTCTCGGAACTCATCGCTCATCTCTAACCACCTGCATAGTTCCTGTGCATTTCTCAGTCGCGTGTCCTACAATCAACTTGCATTTACCCGCGCTTCTCATTCTTTGGCTTCCGCATTTGCGGCATCTTCTCATCTTTCTTTTTCCGTGTGTCATAGTAATGCACCTTTTCCTTTCTTCAATTTAGTCAGTAATGCTTTGCCAATTGCTTCACGCGTCTTGCCGGTTTCACCGTCAAGGATACGCTCAACGAGGTCTGCTTTGTCAGCAACCACTTGGTCAAACATTGAATCAATGGTGTCCTTAGCGGACAGTACCACCTTGTGACAGGTAGATTCTTCTTGTGTCATACGGCGAACGCGCGCCGCCGCTTGCTGTTCCCATGCTGGAACCCACTCACGCTCAACGAAGAGTGCAGTGTTGGCGCGGTCAAGGTTGACTCCTTCACGCATGGCGTTGGTGGAGCAAACAAGGAAGTCCGAACCACCTGCTTGGAACTCTTCAATGATAATTTCTCTTTCATTGGATGGTGTTTGACCTGTGATACATCGGACGACGAATGCTTCATTGTGTGACATCAGTAAGCGTTCAGTCAATTCATCAATCACATCTAAGTGATGCGCAAAAATAACGAGCGGCTTGTCATTCTCAAGGAAGTAAGTTGTTGCCCACTTAACAGCCGCCTCCACTTTGTGAAGACCTGCTTCGTGCCGCAACTCAGTCATCATGTTGAGTGTGAAGCCCGCGTCGGTGGAACCAAAGTTCTGTTGCTGGTCAACCCATGATTGCATCCAAGAGTTGTGCGTGTTCTTGTAAGCAGTCGTCTGCTTATCAGTCAGTTCGACGGGGATGATGCTTTCAACAAGCGAAGGCATTTCACCTGCGATACGCGGGTCGTCCATAGAGCGACGCAACATGAAGTCACGCAAGATGTGGTTGAGGGGTGTCGTTTGTCCGTCCCATGATTTGTCAATGTTGGATGAGCCACTCATATCCCATCCGAACTCAGTCTTGCGCGCATTACAATACTTCTTTGCGAAGACGAAAGAGTTGCTGAATGTCGCGGGCATCATCAAGTTGAGGGTGGGGAAGAACTCCATAGGGCGGTTCGTGATTGGCGTACCCGAAAGCGCAATGATACCGTCAATGTTCTTGGCGATGTAAAGCGCGGCTTTCGTGGTGGCCGTCTTTGGATTCTTGATGCGGTGAACCTCATCAAAAATAATGCAGTCATAGCCGATAGCGCGCAGGTGTTCTTTGCGAGCATCCAAAATGTCGTAGTTGATAATGTGGAAACGAGCAGGACGAATCTCGCCCTTCTCTCCACTGATGATTTCTCGGTCTTGAACTGCAAGGTGAACCCACTTCTCAATCTCCTTAGCCCAATTGTGCTTGACAATCGCAGGGCAAACAATCAAGACGCGTTCGTACCGAGCCAATTCAACACAACCGAGGGCTTGAAGTGACTTACCAAGACCCATCTCATCAGCGATGAGAATGCGCTCGCGTCCTCCTGTCATATACATAACAGGAGCGATGCGCTGGTAGGGTCGCATGCTGTTGAAAGGTTCAATGTCGGGCAACTCAATGTCAGTCTCCACCGCGCTTGATAGTTCCACTCGTTGGAGCGTTGCTTCATGCGATGCTTTGACCTGCGGGTTGTCTTCGATTGCATCAGCCAATGCCTCAAAGAGAGGTCGAACGGCTGTTGATACAGCCATAGCAACACCGATAGGTATCACCCATGACTTAGAAGCATTGACCCACTTGGCTGAACCTGCGGCGGCAGACTTCATAGCCGCGTTGATTTCCTTCCAGTTGGGTTGGAAGTCCCATTTCATGATGAGATTGTCGGGAGCAGTGTATGTGACAGTAGCGTTGGAAGAAACCTCAATAGCAGTCTCATCGTATTCTAACCCATCCACTGTAATGTCATGGTCAGCGAGGAAAGCGAGAGCCTTCTCAATCACATCAGCGCGGTCTTGGATAGCCCAAAGACCCATGCCTCCGTTCCAAACCATTTGAGGGAACGGTAGCGCGGCCTTCATCTCATCCTTCAAATTGAATGGGACTTTCTTGAGTGCGACTCGCGCACCGTAGTTGTCTGTGTATCGTTCGTATGTCATGTTCATTCTTCTTCACCTCGTTCCTTCATCCACGCTTCGTAGCCGATGAGTTCTGCGGTATCCCATCCTTCGGTGAGTAATCGGTCTGCCTCCCTCTTGCTAATGCCTGTGTTTTGCCACACTTCGGGATAGTAATCGGTCTTCACCCAAAGCGTGCCTGTCCCTCGGTCAGTATCGTAGGCCATGTGGTTGTCCGTCCAGCCGTGTTGCTTGAAGAAAGCCTCGGCCATCTCATCCCACGCATCAGCAGTTCGCTCAATTCGTTCTTCTTCCAGTTTCATGTATTCTTCGTATCGTTCGTATGTCATGTTCATTCTTCTTCACCTCGGTCACCGTAGATGTTCTTAGGGTCAACATCTCCCCAAGTCAAATGCTTGCGCGTCTGTTCGTAGTAAGCGCGGTTGGACTTAATCACACTTGAGTCGGATACTGACAAGGGGACAAGCGCGTCACCGTCAATGTAAAAGTTACCGAACAAGGTTGACTGTCCAACCATCTCGTTTGAGAGAGCGCAACGACTGTCAATGATTGAGGCAACCTCGTTCAGTTGCTTCATGAGTTCGGGGTACTGTTTCATCTCAGCGTCTTTACCCCACTTGATAGCGGCGGCGCGAGTGTTTCGGAACAACCAGCGAGCATTCTCGCGGGACACAACAGCCCAACGAATCATCGGATGACCATCAAGCGGCTCGAAGGGGAGGTCGTCAATGACCCCACCTTGCTCTTTGATAGCAGAGACGATGATTCGCGCACCGTCAAATGCGGCAGACTCACAGTCAAGCCAACACATCATGTCGGCAGAGCGAACAGGGTTCTCATCAAGGACAAAGAAACTCATACTCCCCCCTCCAATCGAAACCAACCTTCGCTGATGTGCAAGTCAAGTCGTTCCTCCGTCATAAACCACCAAGACATAGCGGGAGGCCATACATTAGAACACTCGGATTCAATCATGTATTCATCGTCGCCTGTGATGATAATTTGCTTGATAATTTCATAACTCATTCTTCTTCACCTCCGTTAAGAAAGTCTTGAACAGTCATGTCCTTGTTGTTGTCGGTGATGCAAAGCGGGGTAATGATAGCGTTCTGTTTGCTTGTTCGTGCAATCTCATAGAACGCGTTGCAGTGCATACACTGAATCCGCATGTGGTCAACCTGTGTTTGGCTCGCACCGCTTGTTTTTTCAACAATCCAAGAGTGACCCGACTCAGCACAGTGGTTAAGGTCTTGCAGTTTGTGGACGCGCTCAACCATCATCTCGGCTTGCACCGCCATTTGCGCTTGCTGGATACGCATCTTTTCCAATGCTTCTTCGGGACTCATTCAATCACTCCCATGTATTCCTTGAACAGTTCGTAGTGTTCGTTGCGACCTGCTTCACCAAGTCCGTCCCATACGGACTGAATGAAATCACGCAAACGCTCAACTTCTTCAAGGAGAAGTGGTGCGTCTGCTATGAGTTCTTCATCAGCCGTGTTGTACGGTATGCTTCCGTCGCGGATTGATGTCACCGACCAATGGCCGGGTGTGCGTCCTTCGTATTTGTCTGTGTCAATCATTCAATCACCTCATATCCAACAATAAACCATGCGCTGTTGAGTATAGCGTTCTGCCATTCCCCGCATGACTGGCATGAGTAATCAGCATTTATTTTTGAAAGTGTGAGGTTGCCTCCATTCTCTCCGCAAAAGCAACAAGGTGGTGTGCGTCCTTCGTATTTGTCTGTGTCAATCATTCAATCACCTTACCTTCTTCATCTTTGTATAGTCTAAGCGTTCCAATGTATTCGCATCCTTCAAGGCGCATCGTTACACAATAACCTTCATCACGACTTCCCTCATCAATGCTCAACAGTTCACGCAACCGCTCGACTTCTGCGAGTGATTCGTTGTATGCTTCAAGTAGTTCCACCAAATCTCTTCGGCTCATGTTGTCTAAATCGTCTGTGTCAATCATTCTTCCTCATCCTCCATGCGAGTGATTTCAATCTCATAGACTTCGTAGTCCATCATGGGAGCAGAATCATCATGCGCCCATGCGTCCTTCTCCGCTTCTGCATCATTGTCAGCATACACAACGAAAGTGTATTTGACTGTCTTCACAACTTCGTATTCTTTGCTCATTCAATCACCCCCATCAATCGCGCGACTTGGTTTAAGTATCCAGCACCGCTTGTATTAGCGCGGTCACTGAATGCTTCTTCAAGCAACTCCATCAGTTGTTCGTGTTTCATTCTTAGTTGGGCTTCGTTCATGTTTGTTTGTCTGGTCATTTTCATTCCTCCATTTGTTCCCACCATTGAGGCGCGGGAGTACCTTTGTTCCACGACGCAAAGCGTCGCTTGTCTTGTGAGTAGTATGTCCGATACGCTTCTACGGTAGTGTAGCGCGAAGTATCGTAAAGGTGCGGGTATCGTTCTTTATTGAAAGCGCGAGCGAAAGCAGTGCGTACTCCCATAGGTAACAGGCGAAGCGCGTCGTTGCTGACCATCTTGAGAATCTTGACTTCGCAAGCATGTTCGCGTGAGAATCTCAATCTGTATTCCGTACACAACTGATAGGCGTGGTTGTAAAGCCACATGTAGTTGTTGATGTTGATAGAAGTCCATACCGTACATGGGTGATGTTGATAGCCCCCTCGGTACGGACGGCCATTGGCATTGAGTGGCATGAGTTCATCACCCGCTCCGTGTTTGCGAAGCGCACTCGCCATCATCTGCGCGCTCTCGACTATCATTTTTGGTATGTGTTTGTCGCACATCATTCGCGCGGCAAGGATAGGGTCTTCGTCCAATACGAATATGTTCATTGAATGCGCCTCCACAGTTGTTCCTTTGCGTCGGGACCTTTCCTAACAAGGGTTGACTTCGTGAAGTTGGGGCTGACCCTCAAGATGTAAGAGAGGACTTGGGTGTTCGGCAGTTCCTTGTGATGGAAAGGACGGTTGCGTTTGATATACAATTCCGGTGTGTAGTCGCGCAACGCCAATCGTATCGAGTGGCAACTATGTTCTTCTCCTACGGGGACAATCTTGCAGATGTAATCATGGTATCGTCGGTGTGCGGGTTTCATTGGTTTCATTCTTCTTCACTTCTTTGCTTGTTCTTTTTCGTACTGCCAAGCGTTTCCAATCTTAGCAATCTCTTGATTTCTTTCGTCAACCATCGCGTGGTTTCCGAAGTTGAGTGGTGGTAGTTCTCCAGCGACAACGCCTCCGTGTTGAGCGATGAGTTCCATCAATACTTGTGGAGTGACGAATGCTTTCATCTTGTCTTCACTGTTGTAGCATTCGGGTGTACCGTCTTCAACCACAATCTCCACCGCGCCGTAAGACTTAGCGAAGTCATTGCGAGGTGAGCAGTAGTTGATGCTTGATGCTTGCACGCTGATGACAGTTCCATCCCTGCATAGGATAGGTTTGAACATCATTCCCATTCCCCCGTCACTGGATTGAAAGACTTGGCTTCGGGTTCATCGGGGACTTCGATGCGTGGAGCGATGAAGGCCACCCAATCTTGACAAGGGAGTTCCATGCGAAGGATGTTCGGGTGTCCGCGTTGAGCGCCACCGTAGAAAACAATGTCGTCCGAGACTCGCTTGTAATGTTTGTTCACAAGGCGTATCAGTTTGCTGTCATACCAAGCGTCGTGGATTAGAACAAAGTCTTCATCGTTGGTTTGCATCCGCAAGTTGTCACAAGAGCGCATCGTTGTTTTGTCAACACTGTTGGTGGTCGCGAAGTATTTCTCATTCACACCGAAGTCATACTCAAGTCCGTGATTGATGAGTAAGTCTTGTCGCGCCGCATCAGTGACAGGTACAATGAGCACAGTCGATGCGTCATGCAAGATACCCGAAGCGTGTCCGTTTGCACCTTCCCATGCGTCGGGACCGGATGTCAAACGGAGAGGGTTGGTCTTTCCTTCCAACCACTTCTCGGTTGTGATTCGTACAGGCATTCAGTCCACCTTCCAGTGCTTGTTCTGTCGGCCCTCAGCGATAGCAAGGTTCGCAGACATGAAGTCGGCAAGACCTTTCTCATCAACATCGCCCCACTCTTTTCGTTGGAAGCGATAGTATTCTTCGGGGTTCATACCGTATGGTGCTTCGGTCATGAACTCACCTGTCGTTGGAACAAAGGTGCGCTCCGGCATAGAGTCACATGGTTGAGCAACAAGGCTACCTCGGTGTCCACTCATGTTGAGGTCGCGTCCCATGTAAGACCAGCCCCATGCGCCACGACATTGTGCGCCACGACATGGGCAGTCGCCAAGCATGATGGGTCGTCCGTCAACATAAGCGATACCAAGTACGCGCGTCGGTTCACCGAACATCTCACGGATGACTGAGTAAGTATCAACCCACTCACCATCGTCGTCTTGAAGCATGAATGCCTCAGTGAGAATCATCACTCGGTCTTCGATTGTTTCATCGCTGAGGTCAATGATTTGTCCAACGCTTCGTGTCACTTTACTACCATCAACATTGGTCGTGTCTTTGTTCTCTGCGTTCAGTCTCCATTGAATGCTCAAGACATCATCTCCTTAAGAATGTCAAAGAGCGC